GACAACCAGCGCGGTCTTGAAGGATCGATTGGCGGATGCCCTGGCCTCCGGGAACCAGGGCGCTATAGGCTTCTATGCGACGCAAGCGATGCGGGCCAGTGGCGCGCTCTCTTCTGGAGCTCCAGCCACAGCGATGCCGGGAACCACTCTGCCGATGGCTGCGAGTAACAATCAACCGCAGCCGATGGCGCAGTAGAGCACTGAGGATTTCTCACCATGGATGACAAAGTGAAGCAGATCGCAGACGAAGAGCAAAAACGCGCGCCATTTGGATTTGGGGCGGTGATAAGGGGCATCGGCGAGCTGAGGGGGCCGTTTACCCGGCCAGTCGAGCACGCCACGCCGGCTGATCCAGCTTTGAGTGCGGAGACGCTGAATGCCGAGGGTTTGAAGCGCCTCGCCGCAACCGCGTCGCCTGACGTTGAGATACTCAGGTCCGGACTGCGATCCCGCAAACTTGCCGAGAGGCTCGATGCCGCCATGTGGGTTGCACGGTTCGATGATAAGCCGGGGTTTGAATTTCTTCGACCATTGCGCACCCGCGCCGCCGGGATAGTTGCCGACGCAATGAGTTTCCGAACCGAGCCCGTGTTGTCAACCGCGGCGGCCCATGAGATCGACACTGAGTTGCTCCAGCTTCTTTATGAGCGCTCGGGGACCGGGTTTCTTACCGCCGTCGAACAAGTTGAGAGAAAAGCACGCCATTGGGTCAATTGATGGCTCGCAAGGCCGGTTCTGCCCGATTGGCCGGAGGCCAGTCTTCGGCCTTGGGGAGACCACCCAAGCTCCAGTTCGTGCAGCTTGAAGGCGCAACAGCAGTAAACGACGCCTTTGACCGCATGGACGCTTCGGTGTGGCTGTCACTATATGCGTCCACCAACACATCGAGACCCGCACGCCGAAGCCGTAAAAAGCGGCGCGGTCCAAGAATAAGGCACGGCGGGCGACCCCAAGGAATCAAATCCTTGCCACTTAAACTCAGGGATTCACGCGTCGCTGGTGACCGGGTGACACTGGACATCCTCCGGGCAGGAACGACAGCGTGAAACGTGAAGTTAAGGGCGCTAGTAGTACCAAGCCGAATTCAGAGCAGCCGGATACCGGCAAGCTCAACAAAACTCTACACTTAAAAAGGGACGGAAGCATTTCAGCGGCATCGAAGGCGGCATTTCTGGCCGCTTTCTCAAGGTGTGCGAGCGTGACCGCATCAGCGAAGCGCGTCAGGCTCGATCGCTCGAATCACTACCAATGGATGCGTGATGATCCGACCTACGCAAAAGCGTTTGAAGCTACCCGCACCGAAGCGGCAGACGCGCTGGAAGACGAGGCTTCGCGCCGCGCCTTCGCGGGAAGCGATGTGCTGCTCATATTCTTGCTCAAAGGATTGAAGCCTGAGAAGTACCGCGAAAGAACCGAAGTTCAGCTGAAGGATTCCGAGGGCTTGCTCCAGCGCCTGGCGGAAGGTCGCAGGCGCGCCGCGGCGCGGGAGTAAGCGATGCCGGCCGCAAATGTCGATCTGGAACTTGCTGAAGCGGTAGCCCAGTATTACGACGATCCCTTCGGCTTCGTCCTCTTCGCGTATCCGTGGGGCCAACCAGGGCCGCTAGAGGGCGAGACGGGGCCCGATGAGAACCAGGCAGAGTTTCTCCGATCGCTCGGCGAAGAAGTGAAGGCTCGCCGGTTCGATGGCAAGACGCCGTGCATGCCCATTCGCATGGCGGAAAGTTCAGGCCACGGTACCGGCAAGAGCGCAATGGGCGCCTGGATTGCCGACTGGATCTTGAGCACGCGGCCGAATTCGATCGGAACGGTTACGGCCGGAACAGCAACGCAGCTTGAGGAGCGCACCTGGGCAGCCATACAGTACTGGACCCGGCTGTGCATCACAGCACACTGGTTTGAGATTATGGCCGGCGGCATCTACGCCAAGATCAACCCAGACGCGTGGAAGTTGGTTTCCCAAACCTGCAAAGAAGAAAACGCACAATCCTTCGCGGGCCAGCATGCGCGAACCTCGACCAGCTGGTACCTCTTCGACGAGGCCAGCACTGTGCCGGATGCCATCTGGCGGGTTGCCTTCGGTGGACTGACAGACGGGGAACCGATGTTCTTCGCCTGGGGCCAGCCCGAGCGAAACACCGGGCAGTTCTACGAAGTGTGTTTTGGCAGAGAGCGAGACAGATGGAATCACCGCAATGTTGACAGCCGGAATTCGCGCTTCACGAACAAGCAGCTAATTCAGGAATGGCTTAGAGACTACGGCGAGGATAGCGATTGGTGCAGGGTTCGTATCTTTGGCTTACCGCCGCGGGCTTCTGAGCTGCAATTCATCGACAAGGAGCGCATCGAAGAAGCTCGGAAGCGCCGCGTGGAAGTGCTGGATGGTGAACCGCTGATCTGTGGCGTGGATGTCTCAGGTGGTGGTGCAGCTTGGAACATTCTACGTTTCCGTCGCGGGTTGGACGCCCGCAGTATCCCGGCGATCCGCATTCCTGGTGAGCACGGCCGCGACCGTGAGCTCATGGTCGCCAAATGCGCTGAGGTGCTGTCCGACAAAGAACTAGACGTGCGCATGATGTTTATTGATGCAGCCTTTGGCGCGGTGATCGTTGAGCGGCTGAAAATGCTGGGCTATCGCAACGTGATGGAGGTGAACTTCGGCGGCGAATCGCCGAATGTGCATCAGCTGAACAAACGCGCTTACATGTACAACCTGATGAAAGACTGGCTGGTCAAGGGATCGATCGACGAGGACGAGCGGCTCGCGGTTGACCTGGCGACGCCGGGCTATAAGATAAACCATTCCGGCAAGCTGGTGATCGAATCGAAGGAAGAGCTGGTGAAACGGCTGGGACGCAGCCCGGATGACGGCGATGCGCTGGCGCTCACTTTCGCGCATCCGGTCGCGCTGCAACTGCCCAAGCCGAAGGTCAGGCGAAATCTCGATAATTTATACCCCTTCATGCAGTGAAAGGAGACCGCTATGATCATGGGAACTGACGAGCCGCGCGAGATCGGCAAGACGTACACCAGGCCGCTCCATATCGATGGCGTTTTGTACCCGGATCAGCCAGTCTTTATTATTCGGGAAGTCCCATTCGAAGAATGGAGAAAGGGCATAGAGCAATGTCCACTTGACCCCGTGGAGGCTCGCGCTGTGGCCCTGGGGGACCACGCGCGGCGCCCGGTTGGGCCGAAAATCTGGTGGTACGAGGTTTCCACCGACTGATCGACGTGTCACAGCCCGCCCCAATTTTCCGAGGGACGGTGGAGAAGGGCAAGCTTAGCCTCGACTCACCGGGCGCGTTCCAAGCGACAGTGGCCCGGCTGGAAGGCAAACAGATTGCGCTTCGGCTCACAAAGCACCACCACAGCCGCTCGCTCAGCCAGAATGCCTACTACTGGGGCGTCGTCATTCCGCTGCTCGCCGAATCTTGCGGATACGAAGACGAGGAGATGCACGACGCGCTGAAGCATCGGTTTCTTCGCGATCGAGCGAACGAGAAGGGCGGGCTCGTGCTGGTTAAATCGAGCGCGGCATTGAACACGCGGGACTTTACGGAGTACATCGAGCAATGCCGCCGGCTTGGCGCCGAAATGGGCGTGGCGATACCGGACCCGGGTGGGCTGGAGTGATATTATTCGCGCTTCAGCGCAGCTTCTTCGTAATCCGTGTAGCTAGATGCCCTGCCCTGATTCCTGCTCGGAGAGCGTTGGTTGACGTGCGAACGTGATCCCTGGCTTCTCTTCGCTGTCTACGCTGCTCAATAATGGCCTCCTTGCTTGAAAACCCTGCTGCCATAAGAGCTTCGATAGACATGACCTGAACGGAAGGATTTTTTCGCTGGTGATACACATAGATCGCCAATGGAATCCAAACTGGAGATCCGAAGACGATTACATACAACAGGATCACGAAAGCAGATTCTACTCCCTTCATCGCCCGGTCTACTTTGGGGCATCTTTGGGTTTATTGTCGATGACAAAGCGCGCCCACCGTGCCACCGTGTCTCTGAACGTTGTCACGAACATTTCAACGTTCTCACGTGTCACACCCCCGCTGAGAATTAGATCGTCTTCAATGGTGGCATCGCCAGCTTTGTCAACGTAGGCCCGTGAAAATCTATTCGTCTCGTTCCACTCATTTACGACCGTGGGGGTGGGAGCTACATCAGTGAAAG